GGTTATGGGCTAATGCCTGAAGACACTCTGTTTGGTACTGAGTACCGACCATCTAAATCATTAGATTGGACGCTTCGGGAAAGGTTGTGGGTGACTCCCAAGAAGTCCCACCGGGTACTACAGATGTAGCAAACAGAAAGAGACAGCATCTCTTTTTCTTCTAAATTTAATATACTCTTGATCAACATAGACATTGAATGGTCCACCATATTTTTTTATCAACTTGTCTGGATCATAGTTTAGATGAAACCAAATCTGATCTGGTATAGCAATTCGAGTGCCACAGAACATAGGCCACCATAGGAGAGGATTTTTACCATAGGTTGACAATACTATCAGCAGTAGTCCTCCGGGAATTATGAATAATGGTTCTGACCACCATGGCAACATATCCAATGTAATCCAATCTAGAAAGTGTACAATAGCCCAGAATACTCCTATAATTACAGTTATAATGATGTACAAGGTACTGTCATTGAGATCTTCTGGGTCGTGATAATACAGCGTTCTATGGTGTTTACGAATCATAATATACATTTATATATTATAGTATTCGTTTAATAACAAATATTCAAAGTTAAATACCAATAGACACATAGAAATTTTGTGTTATAATTAAGTTAAATAACAATATGAAGAAAAAAACTCGCAGTATTTTAGAAGAATTAAGTTCAGTTAGAGTCAACGATAATCCCGAACACTTTGTAGAGAGTAGAGCATCTCATATCATAGACTCTGCAATCAATCTCATCTATTATATTCGTGAAAACTTTGACGCAGAAACTGCTTATCATTTAGAAAAAAGATTTAACTCTTCAATTAAAAATTTAGATGCTAATAAATTTATCAGAGGTGTTGGTAAAATAAAAGATCTCAAAGAAGTCAAAAAAACTCTATCTCTCAAAGAGGGTGACTTGCAAGACGAGGACGATTAATGTTAGTAGAAGAAGTCCTTCGCGAGTATAAAAGAACTCATTTAGAACACATAGAAGATATTATATTAACTGCTGGACATCCAGGAGGAGAAGCAGTGATTGGTTATTTCACAGACATCTACAATATGTTGAAAGGCTCTTCAGCAAACTCACTACAAGTATCTGTAAAATGGGATGGTGCTCCTGCGATTGTGTGTGGAATCAATCCAGACAATGGCAAGTTCTTCGTGGGCACTAAATCAGTGTTTGCTCAATCTGCCAAAATCAATTATACCAAACAGGATATTGCTCGTAACCACGGCACAGATGACCTAGGACAAAAGTTATTAAAATGTCTAGTACATCTACCCAAACTGAACATACAGGGAGTGGTGCAGGGAGATATGATGTTCACTGACAACGATTTAGAAACCAAAGATATTAATGGTGCATCATTTATAACTTTCAAACCCAATGAAATTGTATATGCAGTGCCTGAAGCTTCAGACATAGGCAAACAGATTCTAAGTGCTAAACTAGGTATTATATTTCACACCACTTATGTGGGAGAACGACTGGCAGATATGAATGCTCAAGCAGGGGTTGATGTGGCAGACTTTACACGTACTTCAGATGTGTGGTTTGACAATGCTTCATATAAGAATGTATCAGGTTCTGCTACTTTTACAAAAGGAGAGTCTGACAAATTTGCAGAAGGTATCAATGTATTAAAATCATTACTGGCCAAAGTACCGCAGAATTTATCTGCGATGTTGACCACTAACAAAGACTTTGTTCCAATGTTTCAAATGTACATCAACTCAGAAGTTAAACAGGGTAGAGTACCCACAGATGTAAACACTTTCTTAAAAGGCTTTCAACAGTTCTATCTAGACAGAATGCAACAGCAAGCCGCAGGATTAAAAGCACCTAAAGCAATTCAAGTAAGACAGCAGAAGATGGCCGAAATGCCCAAGTTCCTTGCCACAATGAGCAATCCTCTACGAGCAATGTTGGCATTCTACAAACAGACTCAGGCATTAAAAATGCAGGCACTACAAAAAATGAATCAAGCAATGCAGGTGGGCACATTTGCTCAAACAGATTCAGGATTGGAAGTTACTGATCCAGAAGGTTTTGTGGCAGTGGGCACAGATGGTGGTGCTGTTAAGTTAGTAGACAGGCTGACATTCTCACGAAGAAATCTATCTGCTATTGACAAGTTTAAAAATTAGATTATGTTAGACATCATGTCCAAGTAGTACCTATATGGGGTGGTGGTTTAAGAGTTTTATTTGTTTTCTCTACAAATTCTTTTTCTATTCCTTCAAATAATGCCTTTTTAATATCAGTTGTTACCACAGCACACAAATGATTTTTATCAAAGAACAATTTTTTATTATGTGCTCTAATGTCTGCTGTTTGTTCATATAATATTTTTGCATCTAATTTTTTTATTGTTGGAAGCATTTTAACAATTTCTTCTGCTCGACGATATGGATTTGTAACAGAGTCGTATGATTCATCCCAAACGTTACTAAATGTTTTAAATCCCAATTCTTTAAGTTCTTTTAGATAATCATAATAACTCATAACCACAAACGGATGCTCACACACTATTGGTTTCCAAATTTTTTCTGTAATAAATCCTCTGTAAGGATAATTTTTATTATCCATGGTTTCTGAAACTAAACTTACTTTTGTGTGCTCATAAGGAAGATACCATATATTTTGATCTTGCCCAGTAATAGGGTAGTCTTTTTTAAAATCTGGTACTTCGTATTCTTCTGGTAATCTTATTCTAATATTTTCGCTGTCATCCCACCAAGAGTACAAACTATTATCTAAAAGATCTGTTTTTTTTAATAATTGATATAAATGTTTTCTTATTGGTCTAGGTCTTTTATTAAGATATAAAAAGTCGAACCGTTTGTCTTGATGATACCAGTTCATAACCCAATTATTATATCTATTATACATCATTGCCCAAAAATAACTCTTACCTGCAGGTAATATATAAAATTTTTTTATTTCACACTCCTGCAACAATCGATATATGTTTTCTTTTGTGAGATGAAATGTATTTGAATCTTCCCAAAGATTACATAAAACTATTCTAAACCCCAACTTTCTTGTTTTTATAATTCTTCTTTTTAATTCTTCTCTAAATTCTGGACCAGTTCGAAAGTGTATAAGAAAGTTTAAATCAATCAACATATATTTTAAATGATAATCATTTAATGAGTGCATTTCATGTTCAAAGTAATTGTTAACCATAACAAGTTTATAATCAACATCATTAAAGTAATTAAAATAGTTTCTAACATCTGGAATATCACCAGTGGTCATAGCATCTAAAATTACGAAAATTTTCTTCATCTAACTATTTAATAAATATGGATATGGCTGATAATATTGCATATCCTAAAGACACAGACTGGTGGGTATGCTACACTCAACACACCAAGCCAACCTTTTTAACAGAGCACGGAACAGGTCAAAAAGACAGAAGAGATAGAGCTCTAACATATCTCAAACACAAAAGAAACTGTATAGATGTTGGCAGTAATGTGGGCTTTTGGACTAGAGATCTACGAAGAATATTCAATAGAGTGTATTGCTTTGAACCCAATCCAGTGTTTAGAGAATGCTTCTTAAAAAATCTACCCCAGGATAATATTGAGCTGTTGCCATATGGATTGTCCAACCGAGAACACACAGCTTCTCAATCATTTAACTCCACACAGATGCAGGACGAACCTGGAGGAGTTGAATGCCGAACACTGGATAGTTTTCAATTGAAAGATATAGATTTTGTAAAGATAGATGTGGATGGTTTCGAAATACAGGTTCTAGGTGGAGCAACCAAAACTCTGGAACAAAACAATCCAGTAATCAATATTGAGATGAAAAGAGGCAAACGTCCACACATCGTAACACAATCTGAAAAAATATTGAGGTCATTGGGTTATTCCAGAGTAGATCGTGTAAAAACTGACGAAATCTGGATAAAATCATAATAATACAGTAGAATTTACCAACGTTGGTAATAAATACTTGCAACGTATTGCCTGAGCGGCAATTCGCCCATTTTAAACTAGAGAACAAAAAGGAGAGTAAAATGGCATCATTAACAAACAATGCAAAAACAAAAGCTGGAACAGGTTTAGGACCAATCACTAGAATCGTGACTGTAGTAAACTCTGGTCAAACTCAAGACGAGTTAAACACAGCAATACAAAACCTACAAGCTGGTGTAACAATATCTAACGTATTTTACCCAGGCGCAACAGTAGCCGGTATGACTGCACTAGCAGACACTGTATACGTTGCACTACAAGGTGGAGTTGCTCCAGAAAGTACAGCTGGTTCATACGCAACTGATACAACTGTAACAGTTGTTGCAACTTTTGACCAAGCGTAATTTATTACGTTTGATTTAGTTCAAGCAATCAGAGAGGGTGAGCATTTATTTGTTCACCCTCTCTTGTTTTGTAAATAACACAAATGCACACATACTCTTTAACCACACTGGTCGATATCACAGAGAATGGTCTGCTCAGAGCACAGTTTCCTTTTACCACAAAGAGTGGAGAGCTGATTCATGATGCACACAGTTTATCCATTGCTAGAAATCAACAGACCAATTTTACCACACTGATTCAACTGCTTCAATTACGAAGTAACATCATCTGGGAAAAAACTCCTAGGAGAGAAGAAGTTGTGATGGATCAAACACAGTTTGGCAGAGTCTATGAAGGCAAGCACACAGTATGGCATTTTGTATGGCAAGTGGAACAGGAAGACCTCTATCTATTTGACGACGAAGTGGTGGGAAGACTGCTGGAAGATTTTGATAAAATACCCATAATCAATTTCTGTAAAGAAACTGCTACATTTCCCCTAAACGCATTCCTAACGCAGGACATCCAAACACGCAATATTATTTTTAACTATCTAGGCGAAAATTATACTCCTATAGAACAATTACAATAAAGTACCATTATTTGATATTCATAATATGATAATAAATACTTTTGATTACGGCAACAATACCTCAGGCAAACAAGGCACAAACGATCATGGCTTCTTTTCAGGCTCGAATAACACTGCTAGGATTACAGATAGCAGAAGTAAAAAAAGATTTAGAGATTATAATGAGTGATTTAGAAAAAACAAATTTAGAAGCACACGTGGACCTTTGCGCCGAGAGGTATAAAGGCTTACACGATCGTCTGTCTGCGATTGAATATAATCTAAAACGTCTCAGTGAAGATATGTTACAGGGACAAAAGAGTCACGGTAAAACTCTCATAATGACCGCAGGCACAGTGGTAGCAGGACTGCTCAGTACCATAGTAGTTGTACTGATGAAATTCAATTAAAATTTAAAATAATGTTTGCTTATATCTCTCGCTATGTGCGAGTATACTTAGATGAAAAACAATACCAATTTCTGAATCGTTTTACCGAAACAGAATCAATACTACAATCAGAATTAGAATCACACGAAATACCCACTGCAAAAATTCTAGCAGATAAATGTGTCCTTGTACGGAAAAAACTTGACAACGACACCCAATATGCTTTAAATAAACACATACGTTTTAATAAACAATAATAGTAAAAATAGTATGAGCAAGAATGCAGAGCTACTCAGGCAAGTCAAGGCCTACGGTCTAACTGGTAAAATACAAGAGCTCGCTCGCCGGGATGAGCAAAAACGACCGTTCCGTCATTTGCCTAAACAGTTCTCCAAGGGCATTCTAATTGGTAATATTGCCATTGTTCCACGCAAAGCAGACGAAACTCGTTTTGTGTATGTGATAGCAGATATGCTACAGGCCAAAATACTCTATGAAAACATCTGTCTCAAACAGAGTGCCATATTGATTGCTCATTATCTAGCAGATGGCAAAGCAGTGCCAGAAAACATTCTACAATTGGATTTGGAATTTGCCAGTAAACTGTTTGAAATAAAACAGTTTAAAACACGTTGGAAGCAGTATGAAAAAGAAGATAATGAACCAATGTCTTTTATCTATGAAAACAAATATATAGAAACCAACAGACTAGCAGACGATATCAAACAACGAATACACAGTTTATTCGATTCCAAGTTTAGAATTCCTTACGATAAATAACCATATATGTTAAGAGAAGAGTGCGATAAAATCTATAAAGGTCGCTGTTCTTGTAAAGGCGGAGTAATGAATGAGCCAGGACAAGAGCATTGGTGCACAACACAAACAGATCAAGTTAGAGTTGTAGACACATATCATTTACCTGCAGGTACTACTGGATTTTATTGGGCTGATAACAGTATTAATTTACAATCTAGAAGTTTCATGGACCAAATAAAAGGTGGTGAAAAATGTACACTAACATTTAAAATGGACAAACAAGCAGATGGCTCCAAAATTGTAACAGTTAATATGTTATGGCCTTTAGAGTCTGACTTTTTACCCAGCTGGATTTGGATGATAGAGTCAGGCTATAATAAACAGCGTGATGAGCATAATAGCAAATATAATATAAAATTTTCTAAACAAGTTACCACAAAAACTGCTAATTTTACTATATCAGCAGGGCCTTATACAACAAATACTCCATATTCTCCCTACCACGTTGAATCAGTTAAATAAGTAATATTAACTAACTTGCGATAAATAGTATTGGAGATTTTAAAATGGCAAAAATTAAAGCAACAGAAACAGTTATATTACCTTTAGGAATTACACGTTTCCAAGATACTCAACCTGGTATATCAGAAAAATATCAAGAATATAGAGATGCAGGCAAAGCAACTGCTGTTCCAAAAGTTACTGAAGAGATTGGCGATGGTTTATACAAAGTAGTCACTACAGGTATTTGGAACAATAGAGCAGATTATGATGAGTTTGTAGCGTGGGTAAAAAATAATTATACAGCTCTCAAGACAGAATATTATGCACGTAATGCCACTTCTGCTAGAACTGAAGTAACAATAGAAGATATTGCAGAATAACATTTGGAGATAAAAATATGGCAAAATGGCTTTATACACAAGTAATGGATATACCTAAAAATACTGAAAGATGGTATCATAAAAAAAATCGAGAACTTCAAGCCGCTGGTACTCCAGGGGGTTTAAACAATCGTATACGAGAATTGGTGGCAGACAAAGGTGCAACAATGAACGTTGACGTGGTTGATTTAGAAAATGGAAAAATTAGAGTTACAATCAGATCAATGTTTAATTCAGATGCTGACAAAGATGCTTACCATGCATTTGTTCAAGAATTTGAAGCTGAAAGATCTGCATATGAAACTGCAAACGGTATAACACACTCTAAATCAGTAGTAGAACAATCAGAATAATATAAATGAAAGCACAAGATTTAACTAAAAAAATATCTACTGAAGGATTGCTTACGCAATTTGAAAGTCGTTTTAATCAAACATTAAATCTTGAAGGGTTAGACAAACCTGCTCTAGAAAATATGGCCAATATGGTTAGAACCAAAATCCACGAGATAACTTCTAATCAACACTTTGGTCAAGATCTAAAAGATGACAACTATCAAAAACATCAGATGATGTTGGACATCCTAAATCAAGCAGTGAAAGAAGCCAGCCAAGGCATCAACACACAGATTACTCCACAACAACAAACCATCGCTAAAAAGATTCAACAAGTACCAGGTCTTAAAGATCAAGACAAAGATCAAATTATTGGTGCTATGGTTCAAAAAGAAGAAGTTAAAGAAGGCATGGAACAACAATCAGAATTAATCCTTGCCGCAAAATCAATGATGGATAAAGTAACAGGTTACCTAGAAGATCTTGCAAAAATGAAAACAGAAGGTATGTTATCATTGGCAGATCAAATCAGAGATGAGATGGGTGCAGAAAAAGC